ATGAGGTGTCACTTGAATCGAAAACAAAAGAAAGCAAAGCGATTGAAGGCTAAAGCTCATACAAAAAAGCAAGCTCAGATCTATATGACTCCCAAAGAGAAGCAAGACATTTATGAGTGGAATACTGCTCACAATGAACTGCATGAAGAATTCATGGAAGGTTTTGAAGAGCCTCAGTTCATTAAGGGTTTTAAGGTCGGCATTTGGCTTGCATTCTGTGCTGCAATAATTTGGATATTCTGGCATTTCTTGGGGTGAACATGGACACAATCGAAGCGAAGAAGAATCTAAACGCACTGTGTAATGAAATAGAAAAGCTACAGAGCCTTTCACGCGGCTTGATGACCGCAAAAGAAATGCTTGATATTGATGCGAAGATTAAGCGACACAAAGACCAAGTGAAGAATATTAGAAGTAATCTTCATGCGTGATGCAAAGCGATTAGCTGAGATTAGAAAGCTGCCCTGCGTTAGATGCGGTCAGAGTCCTTCACAAGCTGCTCACTCAAACAGTTCGAAGCATGGCAAGGGTAGAGGAATCAAAGCCAGTGACGAATTTACAGTTCCTCTCTGCCACTCATGTCACAGTCAATTCGACCAATTCAAACTAGGTACAAGACAGGAATCAGAAGCTTTGTTTGATGAGTGGTTGGAGAAGACAAACCGCATGCTTAGTCTTAAGGATGGTGAGGTTTTTTGATATAATTTAATCATTATAAGAATGGTGAAAATTATGAAAGGCAAAGTCTATTTCATCGGCGGTGAATACGATGGTGAAGAATGGGATTATCCTGTTCAATTAGGTGACATAGTACCCCGTATTAAGCGCCACCCAATTGGTGAGCTCTACAATACACAAGAAACACAAGCGCTTGATGAGATAAAATACAAAGCCGAAGTTTACTCAGTAATTGGTGATAAAAGAATATTCTTGGTTGATCCAGAATTACCAAAAGATCAAGCTCTAATCAAGATTGAAAAGTACTTCTTCTAAGTAATGATTTGAATTAAGCCACCCTTGGGTGGTTTTTTATTGCGAGGTCAAAATGGAATTCAGACAAGTTGTTAAGAACCATTGCGACATCTCACCAGTAACTAACTTTCTTAATGTGAATCATGCTAAAGCGGCAGGCGAAGGGAAGCCATTAGTTGTATTGATTGCACCTCAAGAGAAAGACCGGACAAAAGCTCAAAACCGTTTGTACTGGATGTGGCTTAATCAATGGTCCAAGAAGCAGGGTACGGATAAAGACTATGAGCATCTGTTCTTTAAGAAGAACTTCTTAGCAAAAATCTATGATCGTGATGACGTTGGCCAATACAAGAGAACATTCAAGGCTGTAAGAGAATTAAAAGCATCGAAGCATCCAGCATATCAACAAGTAGCTGATGGCCTTTGTGAGCTAATGAGCACTACAGATGCAAATACGGCTCAATTCACTGAGTACCTAAACGACATTCACGCTTTCTGCAATAAAAACGGGTGTTATTTAGAAACACCGGATGATCTTAAATTCGCATTAGAAAAATAGAGGTACCAATGGAAGAACAAATCAAAGGCGCAGAACCTTTAGAGAACGAGCGTCATGAACTGTTCTGCCACGAATATTTAAAAACGTTAAGCTCTCAAGCAGCAGGTGAAGCGGTAGGCTTTAAAACTCGTCAACATGCTTGGGATGTTTTGCAGCGCGATGAAGTGCAAGAGCGTATTGCCTATTTGAATGGGCAGCGTTTAAAGCGCGTTGATGTGAATGCAGACTATGTGCTCAAACGCCTTGTAGAAATCGACCAGATGGATGTTTTAGACATTATGGATGATAACTACGCATTCAAGCCTATTAGTGAATGGCCTCCTATCTGGCGTCAATACGTTTCAAACATTGAGAATATCGAAGAGTTTGATGGTCGTGGTGAAGATAAAACACAAGTAGGTTGGCTCAAGAAAATCAAATGGCCTGATAAAGTTAAAAACTTAGAGCTATTAGGCAAACACATTGCTGTTGGGGCGTTTAAAGAGAGTGTTGAGCACAAGCATTCAGGAAAAATTGACCTACAAACAGTTCCAGATGATGCACTGGATAAACGTATCAAAGAATTAGAAATTAAGGTGATGCAAAATGACAAGAGAGGAGAAGCTTGAATATTTAGCATTGCTTGAAGAAAAGGCTCGTCGTTTAGAAACTTATAGATATAAAGATTTTGGCGACAAATTATATCCATTCCAAAAAGAATTAATCAAAGCTACTAGTCAATATTCACAGGTCATGTTAATGGCTGCTAACCGGGTCGGGAAAACAATGACCGGTACTTATGTGGATACTATTCATGCGCTTGGACATTATCCTGATTGGTGGGATGGTCATACATTTGATAAGGCTCCTTTAATTTGGTTACTTGGATACTCTGGTGAAAAGATCCGTGACCTTTTGCAAACTCCAATCTTTGGTAGACGCATAGAAAATAATTGGACTGGCGGTCTAATTCCTCCTGAATACATCCTAGACCATGAATCAATGACTGGTACTGCAAGTGCTATGCGTACTGTATATGTGCGTCATGGTGGTGGGGGTGATGTTCAGTATCAAACATCTAAGGTTCAGTTGTGGTCATACTCCCAAGGACAACATGCCCTAATGGGTGATAGTGTTGATTGGTATCACATTGATGAGGAGCCAAGAGATCAACAGATTTTCCCGCAGGTTCTAACTCGAACAGCAACTGGTGACCAGGGTAAGGGTGGACGAGGAATTTTGACGTTCACACCTGAGAATGGACGAACAGATCTAGTTATTCAGTTTATGGATACACCTTCTAAGGGTCAGTATTTAATCCAAGCTGGTTGGGATGATGTTACCCATTTATCTGAGCAGACTAAGCAAACACTTCTTGAATCTTTCCCTCCACATCAAAGAGAAATGCGAACAAAAGGCGTTCCAATGCTTGGTCATGGACGTATTTATGATTTGAGTGAAGACTACATCACATGCGATCCATTCGAGATTCCTGATCATTGGATGGTAATTGGTGGGATGGACTTTGGTTGGGACCACCCACAGACACAAGTTCAACTTGCAATTGATATGGATACAGAGACGATCTATGTCACACATGCATGGAAACAACGCCAGGTGTCACCAAACGAAGCTTGGGGAGCAGTTAAGTCATGGGCTGAAGGTGTTCCTATTGCTTGGCCTTTAGATGGCTTGCAGACCGAAAAGGGTTCGGGTAATCAGCAAAAATCTTACTACAAAGAAGCTGGCTTCAATATGTTGCCAACACATGCCACATGGCCTGATGGTTCTAATGGTGTTGAAGCAGGTTTATTTGAAATTCTTGATCTGATGCGCAAAGGGAAGTGGAAAGTTTTTAGAGGTCTAAGAGCATTCTTTGATGAATTCCTTCAATACCATCGTGATGAGAAAGGGCGCATCGTCAAAGTTGGCGAGGATGTAATGGATGCTGTGCGTTATGCATACATGATGAGACGTTTTGCAATTCAAAAAGGCCTAGTAGGCAAACCTAAAAACCAAAAGTAACAGTAATTCCAACAGCACATCGCTGGTAATAATTCAATTTAAGTGAGGTCAAGTTGTGACTAAAAAAGAACAACTTGCGACCATTCACGCCCGTGCAAAACTTCAATTCGACAAAATCCAGAGTGCTGTTCGTGAAGAACGCTTACAGTGCTTAGAGGATCGTCGTTTTTATTCAATCGCTGGGGCGCAATGGGAAGGCAAGCTAGGCGAGCAATTCGCAAATAAGCCGAAGTTTGAAGTCAATAAAATCCACTTGGCTGTCATTCGAATTATTAATGAATATCGAAATAACCGAATCACAGTAGATTTCGTTTCTAAAGACGGTACGAAGAATGATGATTTAGCAGATACATGTGATGGTCTGTACCGGGCAGATGAACAGGATTCAGGTGCAGAAGAAGCATATGACAATGCCTTTGAAGAAGCTGTAGGCGGTGGCTTTGGTGCTTTCCGCTTACGTGCTTGTGAAGAGGATGAAGAAGACGAAGAAAATGAACGTCAACGTATCAAGATTGAACCAATTTTTGATGCTGACTCATGCGTGTTCTTTGATTTAGATGCTAAGCGTCAAGATAAAGCAGATGCAAGCTTCTGCTTTGTCCTAACTTCAATGACTCATGATGCCTACAAAGACGAATATGGTGATGACCCTTCTACATGGGATAAAAACATAACCAATTCTGAGTTTGATTGGTGCACGCCCGACATTGTCTATGTCGCTGAATATTACGTTGTAGAGAAGGTTAAAGAGAAACAGCACATCTTTGTACTAATCGATGGAACTGAACAGCGCCACACTGCTGATGAGCTTGAAGATGATCCTTCTATTCTTGAGCGCCTTAATGCAACTGGTGCACAGGAACTAAGAGTTAAAACGCTTGAGCGTCGCAAAGTGCATAAGTACATGATGAGTGGCTCAGAAGTTCTTGAAGATTGTGGGTACATTGCAGGTCGCTATATTCCGATTGTTCCTGTTTATGGAAAACGTTGGTTCATTGACAATATTGAGCGCTGCATGGGCCATGTGCGCCTCTGTAAAGATGCTCAGCGCCTAAAGAATATGCAGCTTAGCCGATTAGGTGAAATTGCAGCTCTATCGCCAATTGAAAAGCCAATCATGGCACCTGAACAGGTCGCTGGATTGGAGCATATGTGGGCAAATGACAATATTGACAACAACCCATACTTACTTGCCAATCCATTAACAGATGCAAGCGGACAGATTATTGCTCAAGGTCCAATGTCATATACGAAGCCACCTCAGGTCCCACCTTCATTGGCGGCTTTGCTTCAGTTAACAGATGGAGACATTAGAGAACTTCTCGGCAACCAAGAACAAGGTGAAAAGATCAATGCCAATGTGAGTGCAGAGGCAATTGATTTGGTTCAAAACCAGCTTGGCATGCAGTCATATATCTACATTGACAACTTTGCGAAGGCAATTAAGCGCTGTGGTGCTATTTGGCTCTCGATGGCCAAAGAACTTTATGTTGAAGAAGGTCGTCGAATGAAGACGATTGGAAAGCAGGATGAAGTAGATAGTGCTGAACTTTCAAGACCAGTAATTGGTGAAAGTGGTATCGAGTATGAAAACGACTTAACTAAAGCATCGTTCGATGTGGGTGTTGATGTTGGTCCAACTTCATCAAGCAAGAAATCAGCAATCGTTCGTCAATTACAAGCCTTACTTCCATATACGCAAGATCCGCAAGACATGAAGATTCTGCTTGCAATGATTTACATGAACATGGAAGGCGAAGGAATAAAAGATTTCCGCAATTACTACCGTAAATATTTAGTGCAGTTGGGTGTTGTAGAACCTACCGATGAGGAACAACAGGAAATGATTGCTGCAGCGCAGAATCAGCCACCTGATCCAAATGCGCAGTATTTAGAAGCAGCCGCAGCAGAAGCCTCTGCCAAAGCTCAGAAAGCTAAAGCAGACACAATTAAAGTGGTTGCTGATGCAGAAAAAACCCGTGCTGATACCGCAGCTACGTTAGCCAAAATGGATCGAGATGATCAACAAGCAACGTTAGATATGGTTCAGCAAATAAACCAAGCAACACAACAAAATATGGCGTCCGCTCAGCCTATGAGTGAGGGAGTGCAACAAAATGTCTGAACAAGATCTAGAGCAGCAAAACGAACTTGAAAACGAGAACTTTGATGAAGGTCAAAACAATCATGAAGATGAAGGTCGAGATGATCCAGAATCAAATGGTGGTGAAGATGTTCAAGAAGATGAAGGTGAGTTCGATATTGTTGTAGGTGATGAAAAGCCAGAAGCACAGGAAGAAAATGATTTCCATGGTCAGCCTGCGCCTGAATGGCTTAAAAAAGAACGCGCTGCAATCAAAGAGATTCGAAAGCAAGAGCGCGCTCGAGAGCGACGAATCAAAGAGCTTGAAGAACAACTTAATTCACATTCAAAACCAGAAACTATTGAGTTAGGCGAGAAGCCTACTCTAGAAAGCGCTGGTTATGACACAGAAGAGTTCGAAAAACAGCTTATTGATTGGACTGCTAAGAAAGCAAAGTTCGAACAGCAAGAAGCCGCGAAGCGCGAAGAACAGGAAAAAGCAGCTAAGGCTTGGCAAGACAAGCTGAATAACTACGAAGCCAAGAAAACAGCAATCAAAACCAAAGTACGTGACTTTGATGAGGCAGAAGAGATTGCACGAGATGTGCTAACTCAAACTCAGCAAGGAATTCTACTTCATGGTGCTGAAAAGCCTGAATTGCTTATCTATCACCTAGGTAAAAATCCTCAAAAAGCAAAAGAATTGGCAGCAATTACTGACCCGATTCAATTCTCATTTGCAGCAGCAAAAATTGACGCTCAGATCAAGATGACAGCACGAAAACCTTCAACTAGTCCAGAACGTAAGCCGAGTGGCTCTGCTGCTTTAAGTGGCTCAGTGGACAACACGCTTGCAAAACTCCGCGCAGACGCTGAGAAAACAGGCGATTACACCAAAGTTAATGAATACAAGCGAAAGCTTAAACAAAATCAATAATGGAGTAGGCAATAATGTCTAATAGTTTCTCTAAAGAAGAACGCGTTGCCTTTGAGGACATGTTGGAAGGTTTCCAAGACCAACTTGTTTTATCAAAGTTAGTTAATAAATACCGCATGAGTGATGTAGAAGCTGAACGCTCTAATAACACCATCTGGCGCCCAATGCCTTACATCGCTACCTCTTACGATGGCATGGACCAAACAGGCAATTTTAAAGATAAAACTCAATTGTCTGTACCGGCTACGATTGGTTATAAAAAATCTAGCCCTTGGATTCTGGACGCTCAAGAACTTCGTGACCAATTACAAGAAAACCGGTTAGGTGATGCAGCTAAGCAAAAGCTTGCTTCTGATATTAACTTGGCTGTTTCTAAAGTTGCATCTTTACAAGGTACTTTAGTTGTTAAACGCACTGGCGCTGCAACTGGCTTTGATGATGTTGCACTTGCTGATGCAATCATGAATGAGCAAGGCATTCCAATGAATGATCGTCGTATTGCATTGGCAACTCGTGATTACAACTCAATGGCTGGTGACTTGGCTAAGCGTCAAAATGTTGTAGGCAAAGTTCAGACTGCATATGACCGCGCTTTTATTGGTGACGTGGCTGGATTTGATGCATTCAAGCTTGATTACTCTGAGCGTATTGGTGCTGCAACAGCAACAGGTGTGACGATAGGTGCTGCTAACCAATTCTATGTACCTAAAGCAACATCTACAGCTGCTACAGGCGAAGTTTCCAATGTAGATAACCGTTATCAAACAATCCCTGTTGCAGTGACTGGTGGCGCATTGAAGGAAGGTGATGCATTCACTATCACTGGCGTTGAATCAGTTCACCAAATTACTAAACAAGCCACTGGTCAGTTAAAGACCTTCCGGGTTGTTAAAGTGAACAGTGCAACATCGATTGTAATTTCACCTCCAATCATTTCTGCTCAAGGTGCTTCGGAAGCTGAAAAGCAATACCAGAATGTAAGTGCTACACCTGCAAATGGTGCGGTAATTACCATGCTTAACACAGCAACAGCTTATGCGAACCCTTTCTGGCATCGTGATGCAATTGAATTGATTCCAGCTCGCTATGCAGTTCCTACAAATGCAGGTGCAGCAGTATTGCGCGCCACTACAGATCAGGGCATTGAGTTGGTATTCCAGAAGCAATATGACATCAATACAATGAAGACTAAGTATCGTCTAGATACGATGTTCGGCGTTGTTATGGTGAATCCAGAAATGGCTGGTATTGAATTATTCAACCAAACCTAATCTAACCTAATGCGAAAAATGCCCGCTATATGCGGGCGTCGTCATTTTTGGAGGCTGAAATGTCAGATGAATATCCTAAAGCTTTATATCGTGGCGACACTAAATCATATGAACATGTGATTGCAGATGGTGAAGATCACGAACAGCATTTGCGTGAAGAAGGTTACGTTCATTACTCAGAACTAAAAGAACCTGAAATTGAAGTTGTTGGAAAGGTGGCTGGTTCAAGTGGTGAACTTAAAAAGGTTCAAGAAGAACTCCTTGAAGCTTTAAAGAAAAACCAATTTCTTGAAGAGCAACTTGCCACTGCACAAGGTGAGTATATCTCGCAAATTAATGCCCTTAAAAAAGAAAACGACATCTACAAATATTCAGCAATGGATGCAGGTGAGTTAAAAGCAATTCTTGATGAGAAGGGTATTAAGTATGGCTCACGTGATGGCAAAGAAGTTCTTGTGAGTTATGTGCTTGAAGACCTTTACCCAACAGAAGGTGAGTAACCATGTCATGGACTAAGCGGGAAATTATCGAAAAAGCTTTTGAGGAAATCGGAATGGCTGCTTATGTCTTTGATTTGCAGCCAGAGAAAGTTGAAAGTGCCAGACGTACCATGGATGCAATGGCTGCAATGTGGTCCTCTAAAAGAATTCAACTTGGCTATCCACTGCCAAGCGAAGCAGATAGTAGTGATCTTGATCAAGACTGCAATATTCCAGATTATGCCTATGAAACTTTCTACTTGAATTTAGCTAAACGCCTTGCTTCGACAGTTGGCAAAACACTTGCAGCAGAAAAAGTCACACTTGCGAGAGAAGGTTATGAAAACCTCTTGCGGATTGCAGTTTCTAATCCCCCTCAAATGAAATATGCCTGCTCTCTGCCATCTGGTGCAGGAAATAAACGTTGTGATCCATTCATTGTTAATACACAAGACAATGCAGTTTTAACACCTAAACAAGATGCGGAGTTCTTCAATGAGTAGACGACTTAATGAAACTGATGCTTTAGGTGTTGGTGATCAATTTGTTTTGTATAAAGGAAATTGCACAGATTTTCGTTCGGTTCCACAAGATGTAATTATGGAGTGGATTTTATCAAATTTGCCAGACACCAAGCCAATTTCTGCAGTTATTCAATTATTTAATCCAAACGCTGATTTTAATGTTTTAGTTGATAACAATGTTTCGGGCACCTATTTGGTAATTAATCCTTCTGTTCAAATTACAAATGGAATAATTACTCTTCCACCAATATTGGACATAACAGATGGTCAGGAAGTATTTGTGACTAGCTCCAAGCAAATCACTAATTTAACTATTGCAGGAAATGGTGCTGCACTTATTGGTATGCCTATAACCATTGGGTTATCTGGGTTCTTTAAACTTCGTTTTGATAAGACATCACAAACGTGGTATCGAGTGGGGTAGATATGCAAATCCCTATTTTAAGTGGAATATTTACAGATAATAATTCTGACTTCCGTACCTCATATCCTCGAAATTTAATACCTGTGCCAAAAGAAAATGGGCTATCAAATGGGTATCTCAGACCGGCTGAGGGCATAATTCAATATGCTGAAGTGTCTGGTGTAGATCGGGGTGGAATCAATTGGAATGGTATTTGCTATAGAGTTTGTGGATCTAAATTAGTTCGAATTAACAAAGATGGCACAATAAGTGATTTGGGATCAGTATTAGGTTCTGGTTACTGTAACTTTGATTATTCATTTGATTATTTAGCTATAAACTCAAGCCCTTATCTGTATTTGTATTCGCCAGAAAAGGGATTAAAACAAGTTACGGATGGTGACCTTGGTAAAGTAAAAGATGTAGTTTGGATCGATGGTTATTTTATGTCTACGGATGGTGAATTCTTGGTAGTGACAGAATTAACTGATCCATTCGCAGTAAACCCATTGAAATATGGCTCTTCAGAGGCTGATCCAGACCCTATTAATGCGTTATTTAAGCTTCGTAACGAAGTGTATGCACTAAACCGCTATACCATTGAAGTATTTGATAATGTTGGGGGTGAAAACTTTCCATTTAGCCGTATTGAAGGAGCTATGACGACTCGGGGTACATTATCTGCCTGCACTTGTAGTGTGTTCATGGACACAATAGCTTTCCTTGGAAGTGGCAAAAATGAGCCAATTTCTATTTATTTAAATGCAAATGGATCAAGTCAGAAGATTGCTACGCGAGAAATTGACCAGATTTTGAGGGAATATTCAGAAAGTATTCTTTCAGAGTGCTTAGTTGAGTCGAGGATCGTTGATGGGCATCAATGGCTGTATGTTCATCTTCCTGATAAAACACTTGTATATGATGCCGCGGCATCACAAGCCACAAACCAGCAAGTCTGGTTTTTTTTATGTTCAGGATTTGGTGAGAATCAATATTTAGCTAGAAATCATGTCTGGTGTTATGACCAGTGGATAGTAGGTCATCCTAAGCAAAATAAACTAGGTGTTTTGACCAATTCAAGTGGTGAGCATTGGGAAGAAAATACTGAGTGGGAATTCTCGACGTCCATTATTTATAACGAATCCCATGGCGCCATTTTTCATCAATTGGAACTCATTGTTTTAGCTGGAAGAACCTTATTTGGAGAAGATCCAAAGGTATGTACACAGTACTCAGTTAATGGAATTGATTGGTCCAATCAAAAATACATATCTGCTGGTAAAACTGGGCAAAGAGATAAAAGGCTAGTTTGGTTTCAACAAGGACATATGAATAACTGGCGTATTCAGCGCTTCACAGGTACATCTGAGAGCCGCCTCTCAGTTGCAAGACTTGAAGCACAGATTGAACCATTAGGAGTTTAACTATGACTATTGTTGATCCTATTGCGCCAACCAGAAAGGAGCTTGAAGTCTGGTGTGGTGGAAACCAACGCATTCTTAAAGCTCTAGAAGCTATTTTTAGATTAATTCCTAAAGAACTTAATAATCTTGATGGTTCAAGTTCAGATGCTCAAATAAGTGCAGATAGCGCTGCAACACAGGCTTCTTTGGCTATTTCACAAATTGATGAATTAAAGCAATTGTTGGAAATGGTTTTGCTTCAATCAAGTGCTTGTAATTGTCAATGCTATCAAGACATACCAATTCGATCTGAACATGTTCAAGAAAATTTAATATTAAGTCCTGCCCAACTTATTGAGCCAGACAATCTTTATTTAGAGGTTAATTAAAATGGCAGTAAAAGCAAAAGAAATCATTCCTTCAAAATTCGCTGAAAATTCACAAACGACACAATACACAGCGAGTGCTCCAACAATGATTGACAAGTTTACAGTCTGTAATACAACAGCCTCAGTTGCTACTTTCAGCTGCAATCTTGTTCCAGTGAGCGGTACAGCTTCTTCAGGCAACCTTGTAATTAAAGATAAGCAAATTGCAGCAGGAGAAACCTATGTCTGTCCTGAATTGGTGGGCCACACTTTGGGTACTGGTAGCTTTATTAGTACTGTAGCAAGTGCATCTTCTGCTTTATCAATCCGTGCTTCAGGAAAAGAAATCACGTGAGGTGATTATGCACCTAGTTAAACTCGATGATCTTGAAGAAATAAATAAGATCATTTTAAACGAACACATTCAAAAAGATATTTGTGACGATCCAACAGAGAACCAAAAAATAATTGATCTAGGCCCTTATGAGTGGGTTGGGGTAATGGAAGAAGAAATGCTTCAAGGCTTTTTCATGCTAGCCAGACATAATTCTTTATCTGTAGAGATACATACCTGCTTACTTCCTTCACTTCGGGGATCTAAAGCCATTGATGCTGGAAGATTAATCCTCAAACATATCTTTGAAAACCATCAAAAAGTCATTTCCTGGATTCCAGAAAATAACAGGAAAGCAAAGCTATTTGCACAAATGCTAGGTTTTCATGTTGAGGGTATTAATAGAGCTTCATTTCTCAAAGAAGGAAGACTTCTAGATCAGTTTCTTGTTGGGCTAACCAAAGGAGAATTCCTATGCCAGCAGCAGCAATAGCAGCAGGTAGCATTGGTCTTGGACTAATCTCATCAAATAAGGCTGCCAAAGCACAAAAGAATGCTGCTAATCAGGCAGCAGATGCACAGATTCAGTCAAATCAAGCAGCCATTGATGAACAAAAGCGTCAGTTTGATGCCATTCAAGAGTTAATGAAGCCATATGTTAATGCTGGAACAGGGGCATTAGCTGGGCAGCAAGATTTACTTGGTCTCAATGGTGCCAGTAAGCAACAAGCTGCAATCGATGCAATTAATAACAGCCAAGCTATGCAGACTTATATGCAACAAGGTGAGAATGCTATTTTACAAAATGCCTCAGCTACAGGTGGTTTGCGTGGCGGCAATACCCAATCTGCACTTTCCCAATTTAGACCACAGCTTCTAAACCAATTAATCAACCAGCAATATCAAAATTTAGGTGGCTTAACCTCAATTGGTCAGAATGCAGCAGCAGGGGTTGGTAATGCTGGGATGCAGTCCGCTAATAATATTGGGAATTTATTGCAGCAATCAGGTGCAGCGCAAGCGGGTAACGCCCTAGCTCAAGGTCAAGCTACTGCGAATCAATGGGCTGGTATTGGGAATCTTGTTGGTCAATTAGGTGGCGCATTCATCGGAAGGAAGTTTTAGGAGTAAGTAATGGTACAGCCTATTAATTATATGCTTGATGTAGCTAATCCGGTTCAAACTACATTACAAGGGTTCAATGGCGGTTTACAGTTAGGTGTAGCATATGCCGATCGTCAGCGTGCTTTAAAGCAAGCTGAGCAAGAGCAACTTGCCAAGCAGCAGATGCAACAAGACTTATCCAATTTAGCCACCAACCCTTCTTATGAAGGTTTTACTAATGTAATGACTAAATACCCTCAGCTTTCTGAAAACCTTAAACGTGCTTATGACACTATGGATGATGGGCAGCGAAAGAATACATTAAGTTTAGCTTCTCAATCTTATGCAGCTCTAGCTAATAATCAGCCTGATATTGCCAAACAAGTGCTTGGTGATGCTGCAACTGCCTTTGAAAATAGTGGTAATAAAAAGGATGCTAATACAGCTAAAGGTTATATCAAGATGATTGAAAACAATCCATCTGCTGCTCAAGTAGTTTTGGGTAGTTTGTGGCAAACTTCAGATAATGATGGGTTTAAAACATTTAGCGAACAGAAACGCGCAAATGAAATGCAGCCTTATCAGATTAAAGATATCCAAGCCAAAACTGAATATACTCAAGCTCAAACAAACGACATTCCATTAGCTGCAGAAGATCGCCACACGGGTGTGCAGAATCAAGGTAAAAAGATTGAATATGACAATCAATTTAACTATGACAAGTTGAGTCAAGATCAGCAACAGTTCTATGATGGTTTAGATAAAACCGAGCGCATTGAAGCGGCAAAGTTAAGAGCTGCTAAGGCAGAGTCTTCAATCCAAAGGGTGGAACGCCTAGAGAAAGTTGAAAACTACGCCAATGCTGCAAAACAGGCAGCCGAAAATGCTAAAAATGCAGCTCGATTAGCTGGATTAGCCAAAGACTATTCAGGCGCATTCAGTATTGCTCGTCAAGTTCCAGGAAACAACTTTTACACATTTGCGAGAGACATCGAGACACTAAAATCACAGGTATTTTTAACTCAAATTGAAAAAATGCGAGGTCTAGGTGCACTTACTGACAAAGAAGGTGATGCAATTCGCTCTTCCATAGCATCACTTGATATTAGTCAACATCCCGATATAGTTCAGAAGAACCTTACAACTATTGCTAAGCAACTATCACAAGCTGCACAAAGTGCAAATCGAAAGGCTCAACTCTATGCAACTAAAGGACAGGGTTATTCGCCAGCAGTTACAGAAGCAGCTAAGACTCTTGGCATTTCTCCCGCAGAGGCTCAGAAGTTCGTTAATGAGAATGGATTATAAAATTGTTCATATGTTATTCTCTCTTCATTCATGAGGAGAGAATAATGAAAAAACTATTAGCAGTACTTGTTTTGTTGTCTATTTCATCAATTTCTAGTGCAAGTGAATGGCTGTATTTATTTAGTTCTGATACTAAAAAATACTATGCTGATCTTGAAAGTTTTGAGCGGGTCAACAGCTATAATGAGAACCTAATTAAGGCTTGGTTTAAATTGGAAATATTCAATGATATAGAAAAAGATGGTATGGGTGTTGGGGATGAAACTCTCGTACTATATAATTTTGATTGTAAAAATAAAAAGATGGGGTTTACACAAGTCATTAACTATAAAAAGAACAAACCTTTAGGAAACTCTTACAACGCATCCTCTGCAATAATGAAGGATATTATCCCTGATACGATAGGTGCAGAAAGCCTAAATCGCGCATGCTCTATATACAGAATTCAGAATGAAGGTTAGTCTACAAACCAAATAAATGGGATGAAAAAATACTATGAAAATTATGCCTATTGTCTTTTTTGTTTTGTTTGTGGGTTGTAGTAAATCTGAAACTTGGATCTGCAAATCTGGAGTAAATGCAAATGGCGATGCTATTCAATATTCTGAAAATGCAGAAACAGGGGAAATTGGGGCATATAGTAAGTGTCAGAATAAAGCACCCTAGGGTGCTTTTTTAATAACGACCTTCAAGATTATCAATACGTCGACTATGGTCATTTGCATGGTATTCCAAATCAGACACAGTGTCCTCTAGCTTCTCGATTCTATCAATTAGATCTTGAATATGATCATCATGCTCGAATGTCATTTCAAGACGAAGAATAAGTTCAGCAGTTAAAGTCCTGCCATTTTCTTTGGCAGCATTATCAAGCTTATCCTTTAATTCAGCAGGTATTCTAAAGTTTACTTGAGGATCTGTGCGGGCCATAACAGTAAAAGAGATTGTACAAAGTACATTAACTATAGAGTGCTATAAATAAATAGTCAAAAAATCTTGACTTGAAATAAAGCACTTGCTTTAATGTGATTGTGATTGAAATAAACATCACATGCTATAAGGAGTAAATATATGGCACGACATGATCCGCAGATGAATGTTCGGATACCTGAGAATTTGTTAAATGAAGTTAAGAGAGAGGCAGGTGATCAACGAAGAACTATGACAGCACAGATAAATCTAATTATTGAAGAATGGTTAGATAGCAAAAAACAACAGGATGCGAAAGCATGAAAGCAACAGACAACAAAAAAGCCCATGATCTTGGCGGACAGGGCTTTGTTGAAGTCAATACAGGAATATCAACTATGTCTAATGTAGCACAAATAACAGTTCCATTCCACAATAACAGCTTATACATTGTGGAATTTAATGGGCAGCCATATACACCAATGAAACCGATTGTTGAAGCAATGGGTTTGGACTGGAAATCACAATATCGAAAGCTTATGGCAGGGTATGGTGATAATGACCATACCCCTAATAGATGGGGTGTTGTGAAAATGACAATACCTACACTAGGTGATTTACAAGAGATGGTTTGTTTGCCATTGAGAAAATTATTTGGGTGGCTAACTTCAATTAGCCCTAATAAAGTAAAACCCGAACTTCGTGACAATGTTATAATGTATCAAAACGAATGTGATGACGTTTTGTGGGATTACTGGACTAAAGGGCAAGCCATAAACCAACGTGCAGCAATTACCCCAGAGCAACAAGCTTTACTTCATGAAATTGTTGCAAGACGCTCAAATGGGGAACGGAAAATATTTGCAGAAATGTGGTCACGCCACAACAAGCATTTTAAGATTCCTAGATATAGCGAACTTTTGGCAATTCATTTCCCTGAATCAGTACATTATCTTGAGACAATGGAAATTAAGTCAAAACCTGAGCAAATTCAGCAAAAGGACGTGGTAGACAAGCTAGATAACTATATCAAAAACATTAATAATCGTTACCCTGCGCTAAAGTGCCCATATGCATATGAGGCTGCAATGAAGTTAGCTGATGACTTGAAATACCGTGATGTAACTAAACCACAAAGTTATTATGTAAGTTTTCAAAATGGCAACATCATTACCCGATGGTTAGAGGGGAGGTTTTATCCAGTTGATATGATTGAGTTATCAGAAATCTTTGAAAAGTTTTATAAATTTTCACGAAGCAATGATCTTTTGGATATTGGCAGAAATATGAAAGCGCATATCAGCACTTAATTAAAGTTAAAGAAAACCCGTCAAGTGCGGGTTTTTTAATACCCAAAAAAACCCCGATGCGTCAACATCGGGGTTTTTGCATTTCCACCAACCGACTAAAGCAAGAGGAAAAGTAATTCTATATGGAGCATTTTAAACCAATAGTGGAGCTTATGAAAGTGTCTATTGAGAAATATGGTTTATGGCAAACAATTTTTGCCTTTTTATTACTATTTTCTATACCGATATTAATCTGGAAACTTCCAGAAATTATTTCAGCGATTAAAACCTAAAGCCGACCTACAAATGGTCGGTTTTTTATTGCCTGAGGAAAAGACATGGCAACAAGAGAAAATTTCGAAAAGCTATTAGGCTCCCCAAATGTGCAGAAGATGCTTGACCTGATTGCCAATGCTGAAGGCGTTCAACATGGTTATAACACATTGTTTGGCAATGAACGTTTTGACGACCTGTCAAGGCATCCGAATATTTCAAAAGAGTTTACTCAAACTGATGGTAAAAAGAATAGGACTAATGCGGCTGGTCGATATCAGTTCATGAAGGATACATGGGATGATGTATCAAAACAGCTTGGTCTTAAGGATTTCTCTCCAAGGAATCAAGATATTGCAGCTGTTGCATTATTAGCAAGAAATGGTGCATTGCCTTCAGTATTAAAGGGCGATTTAAAAACCGCTGTCCAAAAATCTGGTGGCACCTGGGCATCTCTGCCATCATCCAATTATCCTCAGAAAAAGAGAACGTGGAGTGATTTAGGAATAGCCAATCCTGCACGAGATCAATACCAATCACAAGCTTCAAAAATTGTTGCTGCATACAAGCAAAAACAAAAGGAGCAAGAAACCAAAGCTCAACCTATAGATCAAGCAGCGCGTTCTCAAAAAATTGTGGAAGCTTATCAAAAAGCTCAACAAAACGGACAAATTAAGAGCACTGCCAATCAACCACAAGGGCTTCCTGATTTTGATTCAAATGGTGTGATCACTTATGAGCAACCACAAGTAGCGCCACAAGCTCCTGAACCATCTTTAGCCGATAAAGCTCTAGGTTTAGGCGAAACTGCTTTGTCTGCCGCTACTGGTGCAACAGGTGGTACGCTTGGAATGATTGGTGGAACAATTGGTCAGGCAGGCCGTGAAATCCTAGCGGGTAATTTTGGCACACCAGAAGCAGCACAACGAATTTCACAAAATGCAGCAGAGGGTGCAGCAGACTTAACCTATGCACCACGCACTCAAACAGGCCAAGAATATACCCAATCTTTAGGTGAAATATCTGAACCACTAGTAGCATTAACACCAGCTTTGAGTGAATTGGCTTTAGCTGGTCAAGCTGCACGTGCTACTGCTCCGATTGCACAAGGGCAAGCTATTAGAGCAGGGCAAGCTGTTGCACCAGTAGTTGAAAGAGCAGGGCAAGTAGCGCAAAGACCAATTCAGGCAACAGCTAATGCAGTTAGGTCTGGAGCTCAAAAAGTTGGCGAAATGGTTGGCATGAGAACACCAGAATCTGAAGGCCCAGCACCTGCAAACGTCGGTGCAGCACAAGTAGATCAAGCAACAATACGCCAAGCACTTTCTCAGGATTTGCCATATCCAGTTCAACTCACTGAAGGTCAGATGACGCGTGACCCAGCTCAGTTAAAATTTGAAGTTGAAACTGCCAAGGATCCAGAATTAGGTGCTCCACTTCGCCAACGTCAAGAAGAACAGCATCAAGTTATGCAACACAACATAGATGCTTTTATTGACATGACAGGGTCTCAAGCAACTAATATGCGTGAAGCTGGTTTATCTGTAGATAAAGCACTTCAAAAGCAGCTTGAAGCGACTAAAAACAAAGTTCGGGTGGCTTATGCAAAAGCTGATAAGTCAGAAGAGGCTCAACATCCTGTTGATCTCACCCAGCCTGTTAAAAATGGGGAAGATTCTCTTTCTGTTTTGGATTATTTAAATTCTCAACCAGACCTTAAATCAACGCCTATTATTGGAGATGCAAAAACAATTGCATTAAAGCTTAAAATAGCCAAACGTGATAAGGATGGTAATTTAATTCCTGATACACCAACTGTAAAACAAATGGAAAAATGGCGTTCTGAATTAAATGAAAATACAAATGCTGATGCGCCAAATATCCGCCAAACAGCCATACTAAAAGACATGATTGATCAGCATGTTGAGCCAGTTGCAGGCCAGCTATATAAGGCTGCACGACTTGAGCGTAAAAAAATGGCTGAGCATTGGGAGAATAGATCAATCATAACAGACCTTACCTTAAAGAAGACTGGAACTGATGATCGTCGTGTAGCACTTGAAGATATTCAAAAGCGAATTGTCCATGATGGTTCTTTAGATGATCTACGTTTTGCTAAACGAACCCTCTTAACTTCTGGCGAGGAAGGCAAGCAAGCATGGCGTGATATTCAAGGTCAGACGCTTCAAGAGATTAAGAGCGCTGCAACTGCTGGAGTTGCCCCTGATGGTCAAGGCAATCAAATGGTAAGTGCCGCTGCTTTAAATAAAGCGATCAAACGCTTAGATGATGCAGGAAAGCTTGATTATATATTTGGGCAGCAAGGAGCTGAAAAGTTACGAGCAATCAATGACATCTCAAAGACGTTATTTACAACACCAACTTCAGCTGCAATCAATCATAGCAATACAGCAGCAACTCTAGCAGCAACTCTAGCAGCCGCTATGGATATTGCTATGTCCGGCTTATCTGGAGTTCCTGCTCCCGTTGCTACGGCTTTGCGTTTGGCAACGAAACGAATTAAGGATAATAAAGTTCGAGCTCGTGTAACTAAAGCATTAAAACCATCCAATCCTAATTTTTAACTAAACAAATAACAGAACCCCGCTATAAGCGGGGTTTTTCTTTTCCAGATTGCAAAAAACAGGCTCTAAATTCAGGAGTTTTCGAATGACATTGTCAATTTCAAATCAGTACACCATATTGAATGATCTAGACGGCAAGCCATTAGATTCAGGTTGTTTGTACATTGGTGAAGCTGGAAAAAATCCTGAGGTTTATCCGATTCCTGTTTACTGGGATGAAGATTTCACAAGGCCAGCACATCAACCAATTACAACTAGAAATGGCTATATTTATAACAATGGTGGACCATCCAAGCTTTATGCAAATGTGGGTAGCTGCTCTATTGTTGTAAAGAATAAAAGAAAGATTACTGTTTATACCGACTTAAATGTAACTGCAACAAGCTCTTCATCAATTTTCGATGGCGATGAAAACCAAAAAACCATCAATGATAAGACCACGCAATATGTAGATACTATTGTTGACTTATCAAATTTGCTTGTTCGGAAAAACAATCAAAAAGTTATTGTGAATAACCGTTATACCTATCAATACGATAAAGACTCAGTAGAGCCAATTGATGGTATTTATTCAGTTGAGGCGAGTAACTCAATCGGCCGGTGGATACTTCAAAAACCTACAAATCTATATGCTTCAGATTTTGCTAAGACTTCAGCGCAATCCATAGAAAGCCAATCAGTTAAGTTACAGCAAACTAATGATATTGCAGTAAAGCTTGGTGTTCCTTTTATTGTGGATGCCGAGTTTATGGTTTTGCCGGTAGAAAATGTTCAAGGGATTTGTTTTTCTGTACGTAGTAACAATGACATAACTTTCACCCCTAAAGGCAAATTTAAGATTGTTCCAAATAATCTTGAAACCTACTCAATTGTTCATGTTGAAAATATTGAAAACTATAAGTTAGTTTTCCCACGTGTACAGGGTGACAGAGATGAGCACTTAGGAACTACAGGTGAATGGGGATATGGGCTCACTGTATATCAGTCGAAGAAGGGCTATATATATAGACCAGAGGTTAATAATACATGGGGCGATGGGATTTATGTCGGCCGTAGATGGGGTCTAATAAATGATGATACGCCAACTGATATTACTATCTCAGAACCAACGGTATTAAATGCTGGTCGTAATGGTATTTCATTTAGTGCTGGTACACGCGTAAATATCCTTCTGCCATATGTTTATGGTACTAAAGGTAAAGCGCCTGAAGCTGGCATTGATATTGAGCCAGAAGCCGCAGATGGATTGCCAAAATCTCACTTAAGAGATTGCATTATTTCATCACCTACGATTGAGTCTTGTAAGCTCGGACTTGTCTGTTATTTCTTCCCAAATGATTCCACTTATGAAGTTGAATTCTCTGGTGTTACAACAATTAAGGATTGCGAGCAACCACTTGTAATATGTGCGGGTGGCAATAATAACAGTGGATACCTTGACCTAAATAAGATTCAGGTAACGAAGCTACGTGGTAATACGTTACTGCAAAATGCTTGGCATAGAAGCGGTGACTTTAGATGTACTATCAAAGAGTTGGTAACTGATAAGTCATTACCAATTGTCATGACAATGAATGGGGCTTTTAGCACTGGTAAGCTTGGTCATTTTGATATTCGTAAAATCATTAACAATGATCCGACAGGTAAAATTGGCTATTACGTTCCAGGTTCAGTTCAAAACTATGAAGATAATTCTTCATACATGTTCGAAGATCCAAATCGTGCATATCTTGATTTTGACTTTATTACCCATTTTTTTGGTAAAGACTTTCTATCGAATATCATTACTTTACATACTGGATGGACTGCTTCAAGCCGGAACATGGCGAACTATATCTGGCAAGATCCTTCGATAGATACATCTGGAGCTTCGGCAATTTATATTGCAACAGCCAATGATTACCGCCGGTTGAAAATCGGGTTGGCAAATACAACAACCATCGTTGGCCAAGGTTGTAATATTTCGGGTCTTCGTATTCGTAAAGCGGATGGCTCTTATTACACTGAAGCGCATACACAAAGCATTGGTGCATGGCTAGAGTTCCAAAATAACCAAGGTGGCAACACCGAAGTTTTTGGGCAATATGGTACATGGACATTTACATAACTTTCTTAACAAACCATCACAAGCCCTTTTCTTCAATAGCTTAGGGCTTTTTTATTGCCAATAATTTTAGAGGTTCATATGCAAGAAAATGCAATTCCATGGGTTTTAAAAATCTTTCCAGCAGTGATAGGGGCAATTCTTGCGCTTGTTTTAAGTGGGGACATTGATAAGGAAGGGAAAATCAAAGTTTCAATGGGGGTTATTACAAAGTTCGTCTGTAGTGTGACGGTAAGTTTATATGGGGGTTCAGCATTCATTGAGCACTTTGAGTACCTAAATCATTCCACGATGTTTCAAGGCTTCATCATGCTGATTTTCGCAGTCTTTGGGCTATTAGTAATCGGCATTGTTTATCAGTCAATTGCATTACTGAAGGGTAAAAGCATGTCCGAAGTAATTGCTGAAGTTAAGGCAGCATTTGTTTCTATTATTGGCGGCAAAGGTGGCAACTCATGAACATTGATCAATATCTTGATGAATTAATTAAGCGCGAAGGTGGATATGTAAATAATCCAGCTGATCGCGGTGGCGCAACAAAATACGGAATTACCGAAGCAGTTGCGCGTGCGAATGGTTTTAAGGGCAACATGCGAGATTTGCCACTCGAAACCGCAAAGGCAATTTATAAAAAGCAATATTGGTTGTCACCACGTTTCGACCAAATAAATGCTATTAGTCCAGTCGTAGCCGAAGAGCTATTAGATACTGGTGTGAACTGTGGGACAGCATTCGCAAAGCCTCTATTACAACGTGCATTGAACCTATTAAACAATCAAGGCAAAGCAGGTTGGCCTGACTTATCAGTAGATGGGGTTTATGGTCCAGCTACTTTAAATGCACTTAAAACCTATTTGGCAAAGCGTGGCAAAGAAGGTGAAAAGGTATTGGTTCGCGTTCTTAACATCATGCAAGGCCAACGTTACATTGAAATTTGTGAACGCAATCCCACGCAAGAGCAATTCTTTTACGGCTGGATCAATAACCGGATCGCATAAAGTGATTATGTGCAAACGTACCAAAATTACATCAATCATTACATTGCTGTGCATCCTTTTCTCTGGTTGCACAGCTCACACTATTAATAGTAATGTGAATGTCTCGATTTGTGTAAGGGCTTTGTGATGTCTCAAGTCATGATCATGGTTTCAGAAGCGGGCAGAATGGAGAATACTTGCAATCTACCCGCTGATTTAGATAAGAACGGGAATGTTCTTAAAATCTATGACTACTCATTAAAAGAGTTGCCGATTAATTTGGATGGAACTGTCACTTACAACGGTAAAAGATGGACCTTTGATAAGAAGCAATCGTCTACCTAG